TGGGGAGCATTTACTTTATGTTTTTTCTTTTCTGCTGCTTGGATTAAAGGAATTTGGGATTATTGGCTTAAACCAGAGCAAGGCATGACTAATCAAGATTATTATGAACTTATATCAGATGCTATGTTAAAACTAGAAAATTCATCATCTATGGATCATAAAGATTATATTAATCGTGTATTAAAAGAAGCACTTAAAATAAAATAAGTGTAAAATTAACCAATCTTAACTAACAACTTGGAAAAGATATGGCAATTAAACAACAAACAAATAATCCTAAAGGTAGACCAGCAGGTAGCCCTAACAAATCAACAGCAATGGCTCGTGAGGCTATCGCTAAATTCGTTGATGGTAACTCAGATAAACTACAAGGTTGGCTTGATGAGATCGCTATGAGTGAAAAACATGGCCCTAAAGTAGCTTTTGATTGCTTTATGCAAGTAGCTGAGTATCACGTTCCTAAACTTGCTAGAGTAGAACAAGTCGGAGATACTGATAAACCTATAGTCCATATCTTTAAATGGAAGGATTAGTAGAGGTAGTCCATGAGTTTGATTATAAAGCTCGTGATGCTTTTTTAGACTTTCACTATAGAAAAGAACGATGGGCAGTATTAGTTTGTCACAGACGAGCTGGTAAGACTGTAGCAACGATCTGCGACATTATCCGTAGGGCAGTCACCGAAAACAAACAAGACGGCAGATACGCTTATATAGCACCTTATTACGCTCAGGCTAAGAATATTGCATGGGACTATCTTTTAAGATTTGCTGAACCAGCTATTACTAAAGCTAATCAATCTGAATTATGGGTAGAGCTTATTAACGGAGCTAAGATTAGACTATTTGGTGCTGATAATCCTGATAATTTGCGAGGATTGTACTTAGATGGTGTAGTTTTAGACGAATACGCTGATATGAAACCTAGACTATGGGGTGAGATCGTAAGGCCATTACTTACAGATCGTCAAGGATGGGCTACGTTTATTGGTACACCTAAAGGTCATAACTCATTTTGGGAGATATATAACGAAGCTCAAAAGAATTCTAATTGGTATGTAAAAACACTTAGAGCTGATCAATCTGGCTTATTACCCGATGCTGAACTATTAGATGCTCAAGGCTCTATGTCAGCCAATCAATACGAACAAGAGTTTTTATGCTCATTTGAAGCTGCCATCATTGGTGCTTATTATGGTCAGGAAATGCGTAGGATTACAGACTTAAACAGAATTACTGATTTTGAGTACGATCCTATGTTCCCATGTCATACAGCTTGGGACTTAGGGTTTAATGATTCGACTGCAATTATATGGTTTCAAGTCTGTCATGGTGAGATAAGAGTGCTTGATCATCACAGTTCAAATGGCCAAGCTATCCCTTATTACACAGGTTTAATTAAACAAAAAGAAGAAGAATTCGGATACAAATATGGCATACATTATTTACCCCATGATGCTAGAGCTAAAACTTTGGCAAGTGGTGGTAAGAGCATAATCGAGCAAATTTCTGCAAAAATTGACATAAAACACTTAAAAATCGTACCAAATCTGTCATTACAAGATGGAATACAAGCAACAAGACTTGCATTAACTCGAACATGGATTCATAATAGATGTGAAGAACTCATCGAATGTTTGCGTCAATATCAAAGGGAATGGGATGATGATAAAAAGATATTTAGGGATCGCCCAAAACACGATTGGACCAGTCATTCAAGTGATGCAATGCGCTATCTTAGTATCGTATGGAAAGATGAAGATGTACCTATCAGAAAAGATGATCGGATTGTCGGACTTCATGTCGGTCAAACAGACGTAACGCTTGAGCAGTTATGGAAAGAAACACCTAAAATTATCAATAGACGGATATAAACATGGAACACGAATACCAAGAATGGTATAACACGATTGCTGGATATGAAAAAGCGTATAAATCTTGGGAAGATCGTACTGATCGCATAATTAAGAGATTTAGAGATGACAGTCGTTCTCGCAATAATCCTAACGCAAAGTTTAATATTCTTTGGTCTAACGTTCAAACTATTACTCCTGCTATTTTTGCTCGCTTGCCTAGACCTGATGTAAGTCGTAGGTTTAGAGATAACGATCCAGTAGGTAGGGTAGCGTCAATGATGCTTGAACGTGCCTTAGAGTACGAAATTGAGCATTATGGTGATTACAATTCAGCAATGAAAGCATCGGTACAAGATCGCTTATTAGGTGGTCGTGGTACATCTTGGGTACGTTATGAACCTCATATTACAGGTGGCAAGACAGAAGGTGAACCCGAAGATGGATGGGAACTTACAAGTAATACAGACGATAATGAAACAATGGGCGGTATTCATCGTGAAGATCAAGAACGTATTGAGTACGAATGTGCGCCAGTCGATTATGTTTATTGGCGTGACTTTGGTCATACTATTGCTAGGACTTGGGAAGAAGTTACAGCCGTATGGCGTAAAGTCTATTTAGGTCGTGAAGCTCTGGTTGAAAGATTCGGAGAAGATTTAGGTGGACGTATCCCATTGGATACAAAACCTGAGAATACTAAGACATTTAATGAGAAAATGGGCGAAGGTGCAAGTGAGGCTTGTATCTTTGAGATATGGGATAAGACAACAGGTGAAGTCATTTGGCTATCTAAGTCAATGGGCAAAATCCTTGATACTAAGCCTGATCCTCTTGAGCTAGAAAACTTTTGGCCTTGTCCTAAACCATTATTTGCAACGATTACTACAGATTCACTTATACCGATTCCAGACTTTGCCCTATATCAAGATCAAGCTAGACAATTAGATACGCTTGCAGATCGTATAGATGGATTTATACAGGCATTAAAAGTGCGTGGAGTATATGACGCTTCAGAACCTAGCTTACAACGGCTATTTACTGAAGGTGAGAATAATAGTTTATTACCTATTAAGAACTATGGTGCATTTAGTGAAAAGGGCGGTATTGCTGGAGCTATTAATCTAGTCGATATTGCACCAATAGCTGCCGCTTTATTGTCATCCTATCAAGCAATGGATCAGGTTAAGAACCAAATCTATGAAATTATGGGAATTGCTGACATACAACGTGGTCAGAGTGATCCTAATGAAACGCTTGGCGCACAGATTATTAAATCTAATAACGCTTATGGTCGTTTAAAGACAATGCAGCATGATGTTGTTAACTTTGCAACTAGTCTTTTATGTATTAAAGCTCAGATTATCTGTAATCACTTTACTGAAGATACGATTATTAAGATTTCTGGGGCAATGCAGTTATCAGATACAGATAAACAGTATATTCCACAGGCTTTAGCATTATTAAAAGATGAACCAGCTAAGAATTTCCGTATCGAAGTCACTACGGATTCAATGATTTATCAAGATGAGCAACAAGAAAAAGCCGATAGGATGCAATTCTTACAAGCTATTGGTGGATTTATGCAACAAGTTATCCCTTTATCTCAAGCACAACCTGAGATGACTCCAATGCTTATGGAAATGATTAAATTCTCAGTCACAGCGTATAAAGCTGGTAAGGGACTTGAAGGTATTATTGACGAAACGGCAGATAAATTTAGAGAGCAAGCGGCAGCAATGGCAAATCAACCTAAACCGCCTAGTCCAGAGCAACAGAAACTTCAAGCTCAGATGCAACTTGAACAAGCTAAGATGCAAGCTGAAGCTCAACAGGCTCAACAAGCTAATCAACTTGAGCAACATAAGATACAGATGCAAATTGAACTTGAGAAAGCTAAACAAGAGTACCAGGCTCAAGAAAATCAGCTTAAATTCCAATTGGAAGATCAGCGTAATACTAAAGAAGCTCAGATGGAAATGCACCTTAATCAACTCAAGACTACAGCAGAAAACAATAAGGCTATTTTGGTAGCGTATTTAGATAATGCGACTAAACTAGAAACTGCTCGTATTAATGCTGGTTTAGACGATGGTTCAGCAGCATATATTGAGAGTATTGAACAGGCTAAAATTTTACAAGACTCTATGGGGTATTCACAGATGGCAGATCATCCATTAAAACCAGCATTAGATCAGATGCAAGCAAGTAATCAGCAATTAACACAAATGTTAGCTGCTTTAATCGAGAAAATGCACCAGCCTAAACAAGTATTGCGTGGGCCAGATGGCAAAATTATTGGTGTACAGTAATGGCTATAACAGTCAAGCATAAGTTTGTTAGTGCTATTCCCGATGCTGGCGATCCTACGATTGTTCAGCCGTCTAATTGGAATGACACTCACGATCTAGTCGGTGCTGTTCCTATTGCTAATGGCGGTACAAACGCAACAGATGCACCTACGGCTTTAGCTAATTTAGGTGCTTATCCTGCAACTAATCCATCTGGATATGGTACGGGAACTGTTACAAACATAACGACAGGCACAGGTTTAACAGGTGGCCCGATAACAACAACTGGCACTATATCTATAGCAACTACTGGCGTAACTGCTGGAACTTATGGATCATCTTCTGTAATACCTGTAATACAAGTAAACGCTCAAGGTCAAGTAA